TTGATAATTAGCCATAAGGATTATTTATCCTTGAGCAGCCAACCTTGAGTAGCGTCAGTATACACTAGAGTTAGACCGGCTCTTTCTATGCTTACAGTTAAATCTGCGGCTGTTCCCATAATTTTTTCGGAACCATTCGGTGATACTGTTAAATTATTTGTATCGAAAGTTCCTGCGTAATCTACAAGTGTTACTTCATCTCCTAAAGTACCTGCAGGTAATGCAACTGTGAAAGCTGCACTTGTTGTATTACAAAAATATCCTTCTCCTCCAGCAGCAGTAAATCCTGAAGTTTTAACTGCTTGCCATGATGTTCCACCTGAGTTGTCCACCCAAGATAAAACGCCACCTGTTGTTGAGGTTAAAATTTGATCATTAGAAGAAGCAACGGCTGCCGGCATCGTTAATGTATAAGACGTCGTTGTAGCTGCTGCTTTAAATCCGATGTATGCTGAATCATCAGAGTCTGCTAATCTTAATTCTTTTTGTGAGTTAATTGTTAATCCAGTTCCTGCAGTCCATATTAGGTCTGCATCACCAGCAAAAGCTCCTGAATTATTGTATTGAACTTGTGTACTAGAACCACCTGGTGAAGTAGCTGCTCCAAAACCAACATCATAAACTCCTGTGTTAGTTGATACGCCATCAAAATAAACTAGCTTCCAACCTTTATCAGAAGTCGCCCAAGTAACCGTAGCACCTGAACCTGAAGCTGCTTTTAATTGTACTGTGTATGAACCCGAAGTTCCGTTATTAATTAAATAAAAATTTTCTGTAAGAACAGGCATTGTTACAATTCTGTTTCCAGATATTGAGCCTGTGAATTTTAATACTCTAGTTGCAACAGCAGAACCCGTTCCACCATCTGTTTTAGATAGAGCTGTAGTTCCGGCACCACCTGCAATAGATACTTCTAAGTATCCTCCAGATATCTGTTCAATGATATCTAAGTTAGTATTAGTTTTTGTTCCCCATGTACCAGCGTTTTCGCCAGTAGCCATTTTTTCTATACCGAGAGGTGTATAAGTCGATGCCATTTTAAATCTTATCTCCTATTCGAAGTTATTGTCAATATATATTTCATCTAACCGACGCTGTCAACATCCGTATAACTTGCTCCGGAAGTCCTTGTTACGTCTGAATAGCTTGCGTTTGTTGATCTAGTAACATTTGAGTAGCTAGACGTCAATATAGGATCTATGTCTTCATATCCTAAAATAGCATTAAATGCTCCTACTTCTGCAGTTAAAGATAACCCTAATCCTACAAGACTTGCATTAGATACTTGTACTGTTGTAAATGATCCTACTGCTGATGAAGAAGATAACCCAGTTAGTCCCATTACATCTGCTGGTGAAATACTTCCTACTGCAGAAGTTGCAGATACACCAGATATAGGTAATATTAAATTTGATGTTATTTCAATTTCACCAACTGCGCCTGTTATTGAAAGTCCAGATAACGTTGTTTGAGTTTCTGGAGTGGCTGTAGGAGTTCCTAAAGATGTGGTTGCAGATTGACCAGATAAACCTACTGAGTGATCATCAGTAGTTAAAAGACCTACTGAAGATACTAAACTTAAACCTGATAATGTTAATGATACACTTCCAATAACACTTAAAGAGCCTATCGCACTTGTTGCAGATAGACCTGTAAGACCCATTGTTTGATCTGTTACAGTTAATGATCCTAACGTTGATGTTAATGCAAATGCTGGTAATGTTTCGTTAGCTTCTTCTACAGAACCCCAACCATTTATACCCCAAGATAATGTACCCCAACCAGGTCGTAATTCTATTTCTAATGCACCAACAGATGTTGTTGAAGATAACCCTGTAAGTGTAATTGTTTCGTCAGCAAGATTGCCCCACTCACTATCTCCCCAAGATTTAGCTCCCCATCCTGTTTGTAATGTAGTAGCTTCGTTCCAATTAGCTTGACCCCAGGTAAGTCGACCCCATCCTGAAGATACATCGGGCATGGTAACCCTCCTAAGCTATCTGAACGATTGCGTTGCCTGCTGTCTGAGCTGGAAATTGAACCGTGAAAGTTCCGCTAGTTACAGTTTTGTCAGCACCAAAGTTTACAGCACAAACTGCTCTGTTTGTTGTAAAACCTGTGACTGCTGTTGAATTGTAAATTAAACAACCTCTTGCTGTAAAAGAAGCTGAAGTCCAAGATATGTCATTAAATTTAACGCATGCTGTATCTCCAGATAAAACTGGATCTGCACTTGGAGTTAAAGATTTTCCTCCTGCTGTGTAACCAGAAGATGTTTGTGTAACTTCGTATGTGTTTGTTGGATCAGCAGTTGCATCTGCAGGTGCAGTATATGCAGTTGTTGATTTACTTAAAGATGCAGAGTTACTAGAATATAATGCAAGTTTAAATGTGTTACCTGTAGGTGCACCACTTGCATCATTGAAGTTGTGTCCACCTTGTAAAATTTCTACTTTAAAAGTATTAGCTATTGCCGATGTTATTGTCATAATATTTTAATCCTATTATGGAGACGGTGATTTGACCGGAATCCTAACGGTTCCATCTGTGTAGTCATCTCTTCTCCGTCTACCAAGTTGCACTCCTGCAAACTTTTGTATCTCATTTTTATACTTTCCCTCATATAATGTCAACATATCCATTGGGCCTTTTAAATATCCATAGGCCTCACATAGACAGGCATATAAAAGCCCTTGAGGGAAGTTCAAACTTATATAATTCGTCTGATTGCCGGATTCTAAAGTATTAGGCATTTTATTGTAGTATATTCTAAATTTATAAGCTTGATCAGGTGTAGGAGCAAAATACATGGCTCCAGACGTTGTATCACTTAGACCTGTAGCACCACCAAACATAGCGTAATATTTAGGTAGTCCAGTAACGGTCTTACCATCTACACCACCTTCTGGTCCTGTAGTTCTATTTACATACTCGGCTAGATAGGTTTGATCTTTCTTCTCTAACCATTGACCAGAGCCTGTTGTAGCACTTGTAGAATTAAATACTTCTATACCTCTAATAAACATAGCTCCTGCTGGAGCGTTTATAGAATTGTTACCTGCAGACATAGTACCTTCTTGTACAAATCTATCTGCATCAATAGGCACATCAAAAAAGATTCTTTGTTGTGCATTTAAAATAATATTTTCTAAAACATCTGTCGTTAAAACATTAGAATCTACTTCTGTGTAGTTTCTAATTTGTGATACTAAAGTGTTATAACTAATTCCTGACATAATTAAGCTCTATCGTTTACTGGTCCTCCAAATACAAAATATCCACCCCCAGTTTGTGTGGATGGTGTAGAATTTACCACAAAAGTAAATTTATTGCTATACGTCTCTGTAGCATTAGCATCGTTTATAAAGCTTTGTTCTACAATAGTTATTTCTCTAGATCCAAAAACTTTATCTCCTACAGCATGGGCTGCAGCAGTTGTAGACACAGGTGTTTTTCCGTATGACGGTGCAGAAGATCCTCGTGTTATTGTAGACAAAGTTCCTGTACCTGTATTGTTAGCCCCATATTTAATAGTCTCTGTGGTGTCTAATCCTGTAGTAGAGTTTGATGACACAATACAAATATATCCTGAAGAAGGAAATTTAGTTGTATCAGCTAATACAATTGTAGTGTCCGTAGCATTTATGGCTGTATTTAATGTTGTAGATAATTCTAATTCAGCAATACTTAAACCTCCAACAGGTTCTTTTACATCATAGAGTCGTACAAAATCTCCTGTTTTTCTTTGGTGTCTATCTTGAGAAATTGTTACTGTCGTAGTCCCATTTGTTGCAATAGGATTAAGATTTAAAACAGAAGGAGTTGGTAATGCTACTCTAGAAGGTCTAGCTCTTTGTAAACCTTGAGGATCAGCACTAACTGGTTTTGGTTCTAATTGAGGTTGTTTCGGTTCATACTCAGAAGTATGTACCCATGCTCCGTTCCATTCTCTTACCATTTCTCTATAAGGAAAAACTTGTCCTGATCTATCTGAAACGGCTAATGCATATTTACCTTGTGCGTAAGCAGCCATCTTATGTTCCCGGGTAGTATGTTTTAGGGGCTATGAATGTACTAGATGAAGAACCATCTTCTGATAGTGCTCTAGCCAATTCATCCTCATAAAATAATTTTAATTCTTGAGATCTTTGTGGAGCGTATTTCTGTGATAAATAAAAAGCTAATCCTGCAGTCATGCAAGGTGCAAATCTATAAGGAACATCTGCAGCGTTGGTGTAAGCATCGCCAGCATCTTGAATTCTTTTCTGATAATAAAAATTAATATGATTACCATCTTCTGCTGCTCCTGGTGTTAAATATAAAGTCATAGTTACTCTGTCGATAAACCTTTCTACAAAATAAGAAGTAGGTGTACCTTCAGAAGTTTTATTTGAGTAAGCCTGATATTGAGATCTACTTACTTTTGTTAAGGGAGCATCAACATTAGAACCGTTTCTGTAACTTGCTTCTAATATATCATCCATACCACTTACAAATTGATAAATTGTTGCGCCGTTACTATGAGTAGCTGCTGTTGTTCCATTAGCTCCTCTAACAACTCCAGTTAATTCTGTTGAAGAAAATCCAGTGTAAGATATTTGCTCTGTATCTACGATTAATAAACCTGATGTAGGCAGATTAGCTACTGAAGTTAAAGTTATTCCAGTTGTTGCTGATGCAGATGAAATAACAGCAGATAATGTTGTGCTTAATCTACTTGTCTGAGTTCCGTCAGCTGTAGTTCTGTAGAAGTTATAGGTATTAACCCCATCTACTATTTTTAAATTTTGATTGGCTACTTCCCAATAATGAAGTTCTCTATTTCCCCATTCAGAGAATAATAGATTTAATGATCTTTTTGCAGTTTTTAATTGGTAACCAGAAACCCCTTGTAAACCAATACGTTCATAAGCATCCTCTATGATATCATCTATCGCAAAGGTCTTATCAAAAGTATAAGCTCCAGAAGTAGTGTTCGCCATGGGCTACCTCGATTATGAAAATGTACCGATAATAGTACAGAAGTCACAATTTGTTAAATCAACGTACATACCTGATTCACATTTAATCCCTAATCCAGGCACATCAAAAGATTGTCCATGGTTATCCGCATTTGAGAACTTGGCGTGAAATACTAATTTAGAAGCTGTTTTAGAACTATCAGCTTCGTTATAAATTTTTATCTCAGCATCAGTCCCAGTTGCTTGACCATAAACACCCATAATTCTGCCTGCAGAAATGGTAGTTGCGACTGTCTTAACATACTTCTGCGCTAAACCATCCGCTGTTAAAGGTATACATTGTTTAACATTTGAAAAACTTGACATATTTTTATTCTCCTAGTTAATTTGAGTCCCCGAAGGGACCCAAATCAATTATTTATTAATTAGCGTCGTTAGCTTTTTGTATCCAATGCATTACTAAAACACCGTCACCGGCAGTTAAAGCATCATCAGTTTTTAC